GTTTCCCAGTCACGATCGCGGTGTGCGTAAGGATTATTTTACTGGTGCATTGCCTTGGCCACAGAAGGGAGCTTCTGTTTCATTGCCATTAGGCACTAGTGCACCGATTGTTGGTATGGCTATTGGTGGTGCTAAGTCATGGGATGCAGGTACTGCATCCGGTTTGTTGAAGTTGGATGGTTCTGGTGGTACAGTTAATTACACTGGTTATTACGCTACAGATAGTAGCGATCCATTATTGATTTCATCATTGACAAATGGTAAGCCAAGTGTTTATGCTGATTTGTCTTCTGCTACTGCAGCTACAATCAATCAGCTTCGTCAGTCATTCCAAATTCAGAAGTTATTAGAGCGTGATGCTCGTGGTGGTACACGTTATACAGAATTGTTACGTGCACATTTTGGTGTTACTCCACAAGATTATCGTTTACAACGTCCGGAATATATTGGTGGAGGTTCTACTTATGTCAATATTAATCCGATTGCTCAGACATCTGCAACGTCGGTTACTGGTTCTGCTACTCCGCAAGGTAACCTTGCTGCAATGGGTACTGCATTGGCTCAGGGACATGGCTTTACGTACGCTGCTCAAGAACATGGATACATAATTGGTCTCGTTAGTGTTCGTGCTGACCTTACATATCAACAGGGTTTACCTAAGATGTGGTCAAGGTCTACACGATATGATTTTTATTTCCCAGTATTTGCTACTCTTGGTGAACAGGCTGTTTTGAACAAAGAAATTTATGTACAAGGTACTTCAGCCGATAATGACGTTTTTGGATATCAAGAACGTTGGGCTGAATACCGTTATAAGCCTTCACAGATCACTGGATTGATGAAGTCTACTTCAGCTGGTACTATTGATGCGTGGCATTATGCTCAGAAGTTCACATCATTGCCTACGCTTAATACTACTTTTATTCAAGAAACTCCTCCAGTTGACAGAACGACGGCAGTTGGTGCGGCGGCTAATGGTCAACAGTTTTTGATGGATGCGTTTTTCGATTGTAAGATGGCTCGTCCAATGCCGATGTATTCTGTACCTGGCTTAATCGATCATTTCTAATGTTTTTTATAACCTCGACTACTCCGTAAGGAGTAGTGAGGAAACAACCGGAGGGCGTTAGTTATGTTTGGTGGTTTAGTGTCTAGTGCGTTGAACGCTATTAAACCTATTCAAGGTTTTTTAGGTGATGCAGCTACCGCTTATGGTTCATATAGAGAAGCCGATAAGAATCGCGAATTTCAAGAAGAAATGAGCAATACGGCTTATCAAAGAGCGGTTAAGGATTTAAATGCTGCAGGTTTATCACCTATGTTGGCTTATTCAAAGGGCGGAGCTTCTACACCTACTGGTGCAGTCGCTGATCCTGTTAAATTTGGAGAAACTGGCCAACGTACATCTCAGTCCGATTTATCTAAGGCTCAAGTGGACGTGGCTAAGTCTCAAGAACAGGTGAATATTCAGACGGCTAAGCAGGTTGCGGAGCAAGCTAAGAAGACCGCTATTGAAGTTGAACAAATGCCAACTCGTTTTTATTATGATTTAGCGAATATTGGTGCTCAAATTAATAGTTCTAATGCTGGAGCTATTGCTTCTACCGCTAATGCTCGTAATACTAATGCTACTGCTGAATTAACTGAAGAAGGCAAAGCTCCTTCTTCAGATAGTACGATTACTCGTACTTTTAAAGATGCTTGGAAAGCTGGAGTTGAAAATCCTAATAAGTTTTTCAACGATATGATTGGTAATGTTTACAATTATGGTAAGTCTAAATTGAAAGGTAAGAGATGACTAAGATTGCGATGCCATTTGTACGTAATCCGTACAATTATGACAAAGAAGAAGCATCTAATGCTTCTGCGTTACGTTGTGAAGACCCAAGTCTTGCACAACAACACATGAAGGATGAATGTGATATAAACGTTATTGTTGAACGTTTTGGGGTTACAGGGCAGATTCCATCTAGCCCTGTATCGCCTCAATACGGCGATTTTAGCGGTGTAACCGACTATCATAGTGCGTTGAATCAAATTAACGCTACTATGGATGATTTTATGGCCTTGCCAGCGAAACTTCGCGTTAGATTTGACCATGATCCTGTCAAATTATTGGAGTTTTTGGAAAACGACCAGAATCGCGATGAAGCGATTCAATTGGGTCTTATTGATGGTGAACCAGTAGTGGCTCCCATCGTTTCTGCAGTAGAAACACCTAAGACCGAAGCGTAAGCTGAGGTCAGCACAGTTACTCTACTTGATGTAACTGTGCTAGGTGACACCAAACCGATGATTTTAACTACGGAGTGCATATGTTGAAGAGAAAGTCTGTAAATAAGTATAAGTCTGCTAAAACGTTTCGTAAGCAAACGTCTAAGACTAAGTCAATTAATATGAGACACGCTCCAATGCGTGGCGGTTATAGACTCTAATGGCATGTTATAAGCCCTTAACGGCTTATCAATGCAGTGACAGGTCTATAATTTGGCGAGAAATACCAGGGGCGGACGTAGTTCGTACCCTATCATTGCCTTGTGGTCAGTGTGTTGGTTGTCGCCTTGAACGCTCACGTCAGTGGGCTGTTCGTTGTATGCATGAGGCACAAATGCATACGAGTAATTGTTTTATTACGTTGACATATGCTCCAGAGCATTGTCCTAAGGATATGTCTTTGAATTATGAAGACTATCAGCTTTTTATGAAGCGGCTGCGTAAGCGTTTTACTGGAAAAACGATACGCTTTTATATGGCAGGAGAATATGGTACTAATTTCGATCGTCCTCATTTCCATGCTTGTTTGTTTGGTCTTGATTTTCCGGATAAGAAAGTATTTAAGAGAACGTCGGTTGGCTCTGTCCTCTATACGTCAAAGATTCTGGAAGAGTTGTGGCCGTTTGGCTATTCTTCAATTGGTGATGTTAACTTTGAGTCTGCTGCTTATGTTGCTCGATATATTATGAAGAAGATTAATGGGGTTACTGTCAATGAAAACCACGAAGTGGTTGATGCGGGTGCCCATTATCAGTATTGTGATTTAGAGACTGGTGAGTTAATTCAGCGAAAGCCTGAATTTAACAAAATGTCTCTTAAGCCTGGTATTGGTCAGGCCTGGTTAGATAAGTACATGTCTGATGTATATACAGAAGACCATGTTGTGGTGCGTGGCAAAAAGTGCCGACCACCACGTTTTTATGATAATAAGTTTAAGTTGAAGTTTCCTGAAGAATTCGATATGATTCAGTTTGCAAGGGAGATGGAAGGTAGATCCCGCGCTGAGGACAACACGCTTGAGCGTCTTGCCGTTAAGGAAAAAGTTGCGTTGGCTAAGTTGTCATTGTTAAAACGTACTATTTAAGGAGTTTTTATGAAGATGGTTATTGTTTCTATTAAAGATACTGCAGCTGATGCTTTTGGTCGTCCAGCATATGTTGCATCAGAAGGTGTTGCAGTTCGTCAGTTTCAGGATGAGGTTAATCGTGTGTCAGAAGATAACCAGTTATATAAGCATCCTGATGATTTTCATATGTATTATTTGGGGTTGTTTGATGATACAACTGGTAAGTTTGAATTACTGGAAACCCCTAAGTTGATAGCTCGTGCTAAAGAGGTTATGATTCGCGAAAGCGAGTAATTTTGTTTGTTAAAAACCGTGTTTGTTTGTTGTTTTAACAAACAACACGGAATTTCGGGAGATAGTTATGCATCGCAATAAGTCAGTAAGTACGCATTCGTTTGCTATGGTTCCTAAAGCGGATATTCCCCGCTCTAGTTTTGATACACAGTATGCTCATAAAACCACATTTGATGCTGGTTATTTGGTGCCTGTGTATTGTGATGAAGTATTGCCTGGCGATACGCATCGTGTAAAGATGACTGCATTTGCACGTTTAGCCACACCGTTATTTCCGGTGATGGATAACTTGCATCTTGATACATTTTTCTTTTTTGTTCCAAACAGATTAGTTTGGGATAATTGGGTTAAGTTTATGGGTGAGCAAGCGAACCCAGGTGATTCTATTTCTTATGTAGTTCCTACTATTACTAGTCCAGCTGGTGGTTACACAGTTGGCGGTTTATTTGATCATTTTGGTCTTCCTACTGCCGGTCAGATTACAGGCAGTAATACGGTAACGCATAATGTGTTGCCTTTGCGAGCTTATAATTTAATTTATAACGAGTGGTTTAGAGACGAGAATTTACAAAATTCTGTCACTGTTCGTACAGGGGATTCAGGGGATGTGCCCGCTGATTACACCATGTTACGTCGCGGTAAGCGTAAGGATTATTTTACTGGTGCATTGCCTTGGCCACAGAAGGGAGCTTCTGTTTCATTGCCATTAGGCACTAGTGCACCGATTGTTGGTATGGCTATTGGTGGTGCTAAGTCATGGGATGC